TATTTAAAGATGAAAGTAGAAATTACACTGAAATCATGACATTTGAAGAGATTGAAGAAGCGTGGAAGCAATCACAAATGGTTTATAACGGTGTATTTAAAGAAGACGGTACACACAGAAGATTCCCTCAAGAAATGGCTAAAAAGACTGTAATAAACCGTGCATGTAAAAAGATTTTAAACAGCACGGATGACGCTAGTCTTTTATCAAATCAAATTAAAGAATCTGAACAACGTCAACGCAAAGAAGTATTGGATGCAGAAGTTGAAGAAAATGCAAATCAAGAACAATTGGACTTTGAACAACCAGTTCTTGAAGAAGCACAATACACAGAATTAGAAAATGATAAGCCTATTGATGTATCTGACTTTGAAGAAATAAAAGAACCTGCAACAGAAAAAGAAAGCGAAGAAGAGCCATTTTAATTGAAACAATAGCAACTGGTTCAAGTGGTAACTGCTACGTCTTAAATGATGGACGTACTACGTTACTACTTGAGGCAGGTATAAAATTTGAACGTGTTCAAAAGCATTTCAAATATAAAACAAGACATATAGCAGGGTGTCTTATCACACACGAACATGGTGATCATGCAAAGTATACAAAGCAGTTTGTCGACAATGGTGTAATCAGCTATATGACTGCTGGAACACAACAAGCTATGAATTTTGAAAGTCATCGCTTATGCACGATTAAGGCAAAGCAAGAGCTGCGAATAGGTACATGGTCAATTCTACCGTTTGACATCGAACATGATGCTAACGAGCCTGTGGCTTTCTTATTACAAAGCACACTAGGTTATAAGGTTCTGTATGTTACTGATACAAAGTATTTGAAATACAAATTTAATGGCATTACGCACATGATGCTAGAAGTTAATTATATCTATGAACAAATGCAAGAAAACATAAAAAACGGCAGTGTGCACAGCACATTAGCAAACAGAATTATGGAGTCTCATTTTAGCTTAGAACATGCTATCGGAATGTTAAAAGCAAATGATTTAACTAGACTCGAAGAAATACATTTAATTCATTTAAGTAGTCAAAATTCAAATGCAAAATACATTAAAAGTGAAATACAAAAAGTGACGGGCGCGCCCGTTTATTTTGGAGGTTTATAAATGCTAAACAGAACAATATTAGTTGGTCGTTTAACTAGAGACCCAGAATTAAGAACCACTCAAAATGGTGTAAATGTAGCATCATTCACATTAGCAGTTAACCGTACATTTACAAATGCACAAGGCGAGCGCGAGGCAGACTTTATTAATATCATCGTATTTAAAAAACAAGCAGAGAACGTTAATAAATACCTATCTAAAGGATCGTTGGCGGGCGTAGATGGTAGGTTACAAACGCGGAACTATGAAAATAAGGAAGGTCAACGTGTATACGTTACGGAAGTTATTGCTGATAGTATTCAATTTTTAGAACCGAAAAACTCAAATGACACTCAACAAGATTTATATCAACAACAAGTACAACAAACACGTGGACAATCGCAATATTCAAATAACAAACCAGTAAAAGATAATCCGTTTGCGAATGCAAATGGTCCGATTGAACTAAATGATGATGATTTACCATTCTAATTTAACCGGTTTGAAAGTGAGGTGTGTATATGACTGGTTGGATAAGTATTGATCGCTCAATTCAAAATCATTGGCTATTTAAAGAAAAGAGAACATTTTCAAAGTTTGAAGCATGGATATATTTACTCATGGAAGCGAATCATTCAAAGGCAAAAGTGCCTATAGGAAACCAAATTGTAACCGTTGAAAGAGGACAAAGATTAACATCTATTTTGACCTTGTCTGACCTTTTTAACTGGTCACGATTTAAAGTGAAAACCTTCCTTGACTTACTCGAGAGTGATGGAATGTTAGAAGTCAAAACAACATCAAAATATACCCTTATAACCATTGTCAATTATGACTTTTATCAAAGTGAGCAGGGCAGGAACCAACATCAAAACGACATCAAACCAACATCAAAACAACATCAGTCAAACATCAACCCAACATCAAAACAACATCAAACCAACACAAACAATAATGATAATAAAGATAATAATGAAAAGAATGTGAATAATGAGAAGAAGAAGACAACCGCCTTCGACTTCTTCCAAGATAACGGATTCGGTTTCATAACTTCTTACAATTTAGACGATTTAAATTATTATCTTGATTCATTTGAAAATGATTCAGATGAAATAGTTACCGCATCACTTAAAATCGCTAAAGACAGAAACAAAGTTACTTGGGGATATGCTAAAAGCATTTTGAATACATGGCTTAATGCAAACTTGAAATCTATTGAACAAGTACGTGCATTTGAAAAGCAACAACTTGAAAGCAAAAAACAAAATTATAAACCTTACGTTAAACAATCAAAAGAAAAAACGCCTAAATGGCTCACAGACGGCACGAGAGAAACGAAAACGCCGGAAGTAGATGAAAACCTCGAGAAAGACAGAGAGGCTTTTATTAAGCGTCTAAATAGCAAATGGGAGTGATTGAAAATGGATGCATTTGATAAATACTATCTATTTGATCATGACGGCAACAAAATGTTTTCAGTTACACCACATTTTAAAGATGGTCGGCATTTAGTTGTTGGAATAAAAGAAACAAAATTTAATGGTCGTCGTTGGTATTTAGACGATTATGAATTAAATACACTTATTGATAATGAACAAATGGAGTTAGGACACCAAACAAGCTTATTTGAATATATATGAGGGATTACATGGAGATAGAAATTAAATTTAATGAAGTGTTTAATGCGCCGATGGGGTCGCCTCGTCCACGCTTTCGTAATACAGGTAGATATGCACACACATATATGCCTACAAAATATACAGAACATAAAAAATATTTACAAAATCAAATGCCAAAGCTAAATCTAGAAAATGCATTAAAAATCGAATTAGACTTTTACTTTCCATTGCTTAAATCATGGTCGAAGAAAAAGAAAAGCGAAACGGTTGGGCAGTATAAAGTGACTAAGCCGGATATCGACAACTTAATTAAAACGGTATTAGATGCTTGTAATGGCCATGTATGGAAAGACGATAACCAAATTACAGAAATAACTAGCTCAAAGCGTTATGGAATTGAGCCCAAAATAATCATACGAATAGAAGAAATATAAGAGGTGGAATAAATGGCGAAAACAGCAAGAATTGTAAGGATACACGATAAACCTTATAGGTTCAGTAAATTTGAAATGGAATTAATAGAAAGTCACGGTATAACCGCTGGAATGGTTTCTAAAAGAGTAAAAGACGGTTGGGAACTACATGAAGCAATGGACGCACCAGAAGGTACGCGTTTAAGCGAGTACAGAGAAAAGAAAACAATAGAAAGACTGGAACAAGCTAGACTCGAACGCAAATTGGAAAGAAAGCGAAAGAGAGAGGCTGAGCTAAGAAGAAAGAAGCCACACTTGTTTAATGTACCTCAGAAACATCCAAGAGGACGTTATGCGTGCTGGTTTGATACTACTTATAACCAAATGTTTAAGAAATGGCAGGAAGCATAAATGCCTAAAACCGATAGCGCATGTAAAGAATACTTAAACCAATTTTTCGGATCTAAGAGATATCTGTATCAGGATAACGAACGAGTGGCACATATCCATGTAGTAAATGGCGCTTATTACTTTCACGGGCATATTGTTCCAGGTTGGCAAGGCGTGAAAAAGACATTTGATACAGCGGAAGAGCTCGAAATATATATAAAGCAACATGGTTTGGAATATGAGGAACAGAAGCAACTAACTTTATTTTAAGGAGATGTAAAAATGAAAATCAAAGTTAAAAAAGAAATGAGACTGGATGAATTAATTAAGTGGGCGCGAGAAAATCCGGAGCTATCAAAAGGAAAAATTTTTCTTGCAAAAGTTTTTAGTAATGGATTCGTTCGTTTTCAACGAAATACAAATACGTGTTCGATATCAAGTTTTATTCCAATTGATACTCCTTTCATAGTTGAAGTTGAAGAGGAAATCACAGAAGATACAGTATTTGATAGGTTGTTTGAAGTGTACGAGCTTCAAGAGGGAGCCTGTATGTCAGCGTTACACACAAGTATTAGTATCAACGAACGTTTAGAGAACACGTTTTTCCCTACCAAAGCATTCTACATCTTGAACGACGGCCTAACTATGACATTAATTTGGAAAGATGGGAGATTGGTAGAATGAACTATGAAACAGGGTTCCAACTAAGCGTAATGGACGCTAGGTTGAAGAAGATGAGAAAACAACGTGATGAGTACAAGAAGCAACGATATGAGCTTATTGGGGTTATAGCGAAGTTACGAGATTGTAACAAAGAACTGGAGAAGAAAGCAAGCGCATGGGATAGGTATTGCAAGAGCGTTGAAAGAGATTTAATAAACAAATTCGGTAACGATGATGAAAGAGTTAAATTCGGAATGGAATTAAACAATAAAATTTTTATGGAGGATGACACAAATGAATAATCGCGAAAAAATCGAACAGTCCGTTATTAGTGCTAGTGCGTATAACGGTAATGACACAGAGGGATTACTAAAAGAGGTTGAAGACGTGTATAAGAAAGCGCAAGCGTTTGATGAAATACTTGAGGGTTTACCTAATGCTATGCAAGATGCACTCAAAGAAGATATTGAACTTGATGAAGCAGTAGGGATTATGACGGGTCAAGTTGTCTATAAATATGAGGAGGCACAGGAAAATGACTAACACATTAACAATTGATCAGTTACAAGAGTTATTACAAATACAAAAGGAGTTCGACGATAGAATACCAACTAGAAATTTA